GCATTGTGTCATATGTTTCGTCATCGTCGTCTAAATCTTCAATACGCAATGTTTCCGGATTGAATTTCAAGTCTACCTTACTGCCTACACCACTACTAGAACGTGTTTTCATGAATTGTATCTGATATCTGCCACGTTCTCGCATAGCATTACTAGTAAAGATACCTATAACATTATCTGCTGTTTGTATTTTACTAATACCGCCAGCAATATGACTGTGATCAAATTCTATTTCTTCTACAGCACCCCTGTTTAACTGCGATGCTGTTACTAGTAATATATTAAGTTCTACTGCTAAGTTACGCAATTCTTCAGATACATATTTGTCTTTGATAAACAAATCACTTGGCGATACTTTCCCGCTGATTGGCATCATAAGATCTAAGTAGTCGACAAGTAAACAATCTACTTTAATACCTGTTTGTATCTCATATTCTCTTATAAATGACCTAATATCGTTAGCATTAATACCATTACTCATCTGTTTTATGCGGAATTTACCAGCACCTTTGCCCTTCATCATTACTTTTAAATGGACGTCGTCCATGTTTTTCATAACATCTCTAGTAGCATACTCACTAACCATAGCATCAATACGCATACTTGACAGTTGTTCACTCAACTCTAAACTTAAATATACAGTATTAAGTCCTGCTTGACTCCAATTAACACCCAAGTTCTGTAAGAACAAACTTTTACCAGCACCCGAACCTCCAGCAAATACTGTTAGTTCGCCTCTGTTTAGACCGCCAAACAGTTTTTGATCAAACTTTTTCCAGCCTGTACTTATACCGCCTGCTTGTTCTTTAATCCATTGTAGCCTTTCTTTAGGATTTTCATAATATTCTAAACCAAAATCACTAACTAGACCAACCCCACTTGCTTCTTTGATAAGTGCTTCAACACTACCATAGTCATGTTGCTCTAATAAGTCTGTGCTATCAAGTATTGCTTTTTCTAATGCCTTATGCCTACAAAAAGTTTCAAACTCATCCATAAACCAGTTCATGTGACTTTCATGTACATCTTCTACTGGTTTAAGTTTAATACCATTTACTGCTTCTAATTGCTCGAGTGTAGGAATACTAGCATATTTGCCAGCATGGTCCTTAAGAAACTCTACTGCTTCTCTATATTTTCTATTAAACATGTAAGGTTGTACAATACTGTTTACCCTTACAAACACATCAGGATCTGTAACCAAGAATCTTAGAAACAATTCTTGTATATCTTCACCATATTCTTTTATATCACTCATAGCATTTTGCTCTGTACTTTAATTTTAATCTCATTTGATACTGTATGTTTAATTATGCTCGATAATGTCAAAAGTCTGCCATACTTGGTAACCGCATCACCTACATCTTTGATATCTGTGTGCCAAGGTGGGAAACTTACTTCCCACCCTAGATCAGCGGCCTGCCTTATTAAATCTTTGCCCGGCGCATCTCTATCTGGACAAAGTATTATTCTTTTATTTAATGAATTTATCTGTTGTATCTGCCTCTCGTTCATACTGTTGCCTAGCACACTAATGCCATCTATTAGAATAGCATCTATTACACCTTCTGTTACCACTACAATATCTCTATCTGAATATATGTATTTGTCTATGTTAAACACATATCCTGCTTGACTGTTATTAACATACTTTGGTGTTTCCTTAGTAGGCGGATTTATATGCCTACCTACATGTCCTACCATTTCTTGGTTATAATAAAATGGTATAATTAACCTGTTTTTCATCATTAAGTCATCGCACACAAAGAAATTATATTGTGTTTTTAGCAGACCTCTGCTATATGCGTATTCTAGTATATCATTATGTGTTTTATTATACGGTAACTTAGGCACATCATTTAAACTAATAGCATTAGGCAGTTCAACAGGTTTAAATTTTTCATAGTTTACCACAATGTCATCGACATCGTTATCAAACTCCTCAATTTTCATTAGTTCTAGTACTAACTTTTTAACACTCTCGTTTGTTGCGCCTAATCTAACTACTAAGTCTCTGTATTTTTTGCCTATCTTTTTACTAGGACTCCAGCCTGTGGAAAATCCACAGTTAAAACAATTAAATGCGATCTTTGGACCTGTGGCAATTACACCTGCTCTGTTTCTTCTATCATTACACATAGGACAACTAAATGTTATCCAGCCAGCAGGCGTCTTTTTATGTTTATGCGGTATATGAGATGTTAATAATCCGTGTACCTGTTGTATTGCTTCAGAATGCTCCATTGCTGTTATTATACTGTATTAGGTATACTTTGTCAAGTTAAATTTTATATGTTTTATATCTTCCTGATACTTGTTGAGAATTTTTTCTACAATTTGGGGATCACTGTATACATCGTTGTCGCTACGGTTATCATCTGCTAGGTGATAGAAGTTATCATATACAGGCAATTCAATGTTAAACGTATCCATAAAAAATGAGTTAACATTAGCAATATCCACGTGCTGTACAAGATCATTTAAGTAGCCGTACCGAGTATACCAACTTGGTTCCATTTCGAAAAGGGAACTGTTAACATAATCTTCAAACTTGAATTTACTGATATCTTTTTGATTTGTTTCTGATAACCATCGATGTAAACTACGCTCTCTTTGAAATGGATCTCTAACAAACATATAGATTTCTACTTCTGCTGAGTCATACCATTCGAATCGGTGGTGTGGTGCTTTAGTATCTAGTATTCCACGATCGTATAATTCTGATGCTATCCAACGTGTGCCGCATCTAGGCGGAAATACAAGGGCATTGTTGCCATCGTTTAAAATGTGCATACATGTATTTAATTTCTTAAGAGAATTTTATCGAATGATCCTGAATTAGACGCACCCGGTGAATACTTAAATCTCAAGTAATTAAAATTACCTGTAAAGTTATAGTACGTTGGTCCGGAAGTATTTGCTAAAGGTATTCTATCTAAAGTGTTTACAATAGATATTGGTGCCCAATTGGTGTCGTCACTTGATGGTGCTTCTAAACCTAAACTACCTTCTACATAAACGTTACCAGTAAAACCAGTTGTGTAAATACCAATTGTGTGATTAGCATTATTAAAATTATATGTTTTATTACCAGCAAAAGAACCACTTGTAAATACATTAGCGGCATGTCCAAAGTTTATATTTTTAGTTTGATTCCAAACATTAGCAACCTGTGTTGCTACCGGTGTAGGATTAGCATCTTCTTTTACTAATAAAGTACATATTACACCACCATTATAATCTGAAAATACAGGTGCTGATGTACCATCTTCTTCTAAAAATTTAAATGATATTTTATATTGCCCTGGACTTAGGTTATTTAAATCTGCTTCTGCTAACAGCAATTCTGCTTGACCTTTTTCTAACATAGGTTTAGCATACTTTGTTAACACTCTTTCATTAGTTGCATATTTAATAATATCTGCCCTAATTTCAGTGTTGTAAACGTTTTGTAATTTTCTATCTTGGTCCCGTAGACTAATAAAGAACTTATTGTCCATCCCTTTATGTGCTACAAATTCTTTTTTGTTCATAGTTTTATTATCCAGAAAAAGGTTTTCTTGCTTTTTTACAAGGTCTATTTCGTTTATTCTGTAAGAATATAGTGTTATACTGCTCATACATGCTCATTCCTTCCATAATATTTATCATTTTCTTTATAAATAAAACTTATGCAGGACCAAAAAGAGATAGAAGAAAATTTTCCATTTTTCACCATGCTTACATCAGGTGGGAAGGACTATTTTGGCATAGTACAAAACCAAGATAATGCTGTAACTTCTTTTTACGATTATAACAAACTAGGCTCACCCGAAGAGAAAAAAGAATTTGTTTCTCTAGCAGAAACATGGTGGTGGGAATCTAACAGACAAATACCCATAGACATATTTTTATTTCAGGAGATGCAATTGTTTAGACGTTGCTTACGAACGTTTAATAATAAGGATGTTGAAGTACAGTTTGGACCAATTACTAGTATTCAGAAAATAGTCAAGAAAAGAATTAAAAGACGGACTATTCAGTTAGTCAAGAAAGATCAGTAACAATCTTATTTAACTGTACAATTATTGCCATTGCGTAACTAAACGCATGTGATTTTTTAAAGAAGTACGAATCATTTTCAGGCTTTAACCAAACCTGCGATTCTATATCCTCCCAACTTTTACCAACCAAGTATCGTTTGCCTGGTCTAATCATTGCTAGGATCATTGCTAGTTGTTCAATGTTTGTCGGCATGTGTTTAGACACAATATCATAATGATTATTAATATGGAATAGTTGCTCTACTATCTCCTTATGACCAAATAGGTTCCACATTGGTTCCATGGCACAAAGGTCATCTAATTCACCTTCAGTGCTTATGCCTTTGTATACTCCATTATTAAGAACGTCAAGTTTAAAATATCCTATGTCCTCTGCTTCTTTGTGATCAATATTAGATAAGCCTGTTAGCGGATCATGGGGTATAGGCTGTATATAAACGCCTGTGTTGTGTTTTTCCATACCACCTGGACGTTTGATACTACCGGTGACATGTTTAAGCACAGACAACAGATTATCTCTGTTCTCCATATCTATATCTACATCAAAATCAATCTTCATTGATCAACGAACTCCACTTCTTCAACTTTTCTCTTTTAACTTCCATGCGTTTTGCTATTTGTGTGTTAGTAACAATGCCCTGCTCTTTGAGTAATTCGACCATACACATTAAGTCGCCTATCTCATCTTGTAAATTTTCATAATCAACTTGCTCGTTGAACCGTAGCATTTTACTACATGCCTGTGATACCTCGGCACATTCTTCCATTGTAATAACTAGTAGTTCTTCTCGTTTGTTCATTACTCAAAAATACCGTAAATATCGCCTTCGCTTAATATTAAAAATGTTTCACCATCTACCTTGATCTCGTTGCCACCAAACTTACCAAATATTACTGTATCACCTACACTAATTGACATTGGTAAAATGTCCCCGCTCTCTAGTACTTTGCCCGAGCCTACTGCTACTACTTCACCTTGCGATGGTTTTTCCTGTGCGGCACTTGTTATAATAATTCCGCCTGCTGATGTTGACTGTTCTTCTGTTTGTCTAACAACCACTCTGTCGTGTAATGGTTTTAATTTCATGTGTTTTCTCCCTTTAATTTATTTCTGCATTTTATTGCCATAAACTGCTTATGTATCGGATCCGATTTATCCAACCGACCAACTACTTCCAACAATACCAATAGATCTCCAAGTTGTTCTTCAGTGATCCTAGTGTTGCCAAGCGATATAGTGTTTGGAATTGGATCAAGTTCAGAATAAGTCCCCGTTATTGCCGTTATTGAATTGGATGGAGTAATAGTAACTGTGCTAGTTGACGAATTACCTGTAGTTATGTGTTGCGGAAATCCGTAAGTACTCATATCTCTTTCCCTTTGAACTCTTCTGCTAATGGAAATATCTCTGCTATAACATCTGCTACAGCATGAGCAATATCCATATGCTCTTGTTGTGTGCCATTAGCACCACGTAATTCAATGTAATGAATCCAACTACGCAACGTACCGTTAACGTACAGCCTGCTTAACGTGTTTCCTTCCGGTAGTACTGCTCTTGCCTGCTCTTTGGCAATACCGTTGCTTAGAGCGTAATTGTATGCTTCTAAGGCGGTGTCTATAACCTTCTGTTGCATGTCTGCCCAACCGTGCTGTAACAAGCCGTCATCAGTAGCAATACTGTTCTGCCTGTTCTTAGGGTCTTGTAAACGTGCTTCACGTATTTCAAAGTCTAAGTCCTTTGTTGGGTCAGCATAACGTTGACTAAACTCTTGGAAACTAAAACTTCTATGACGTAACAGTTGCCTTGCTATGTCTCTGGTTGTTTCTACTTCTAAACAAACGCTCACCATTTCAAGTGGTGACCAATGTTTGTGTTTCATCAAATACTTCACAAGTTTTTCATTTGTTTCTGTATTGTTTTGATTACTTGGGTTACTTACCCTGGCGCAATATGCCACTAAGTCTAATGCGTCTTGTGGTACTGCTACTTTAGGTGTTTGGCTGTGACTGATTAATTTTACTTTCATAATTTTGCTACCTCGCATGTTTGTTTAACTTCGC